AATAAATGAATAAAGATGAATTAATAAAGTTAGGACTAACTGAAGAACAAGCAATAATGGTAACAGAAAAGTATGTAAATATGGTTCCACAAGGGAGATTTAATGAAATTGTGGAAGAAAAAAATTCTTTAAAATCACAGCTTGCAGAAAGAGATAAGCAATTAAAAGAATTAGAAAAATCTGTTGGAGATAATAAAGAATTAAAGGCTCAAATTGAAAAACTTCAAACTGATAATAAAACTGCTGCTGAAAAATATGCAAAAGATTTATTTGATTTACAATTAAATAATGCAGTTGATGTTGCTATAACAGGAGCAAAAGGAAAGAATTCAAAAGCAATAAAAGCTTTATTAGATTTAGAAAAAGCAGATTTAAAAGATGGTAAGGTTATAGGATTAGAAGAACAGTTATCTAATTTGAAAAAGTCAGATCCATATTTATTTGAGATTGAAAAGCAACCAGCTAATCCAAATGGATTTAAACCTGGTGATGGAAATAATAAAACTCCAGGTGGAGATGGACCGAAAACTTATTCAGAAATGATAGCTATGTTAGAAGCTAATCCTAACTTAGATATTAACAATTTATAAAAAAAGGAGTAGATAAAAAATGGCAAAATATTTTGATTCAAAAACATTTAATGCTGAGGCATTTGGAAAGTATTCTAGTAGAATACCTAACACTAAAAAGAATGAATTATTAAAATGTGGGGCAATTAGAGGCAATAAGGAAATACATGATGCTTTTGCAAACCAAACAGGAACTCATTATGCAGTATTACCTATGCTTGGTAAAATAGGTGGAGCACCTTTAAACTATAATGGTTCTACTGATATAACAACAGAAACAACTAAAACTTTTAACAGAGGTGTAATCACAATTGGTAGAGCAAAAGGCTGGACAGAAAAAGACTTTTCATTTGATATAACTGGTGGAGTTAATTTTATGGATAATGTAGCAGCACAATTAGTTGATTATTGGGCAGAAGTTTACCAAAATATTTTAATAAAGATATTAAAAGGTGTTTTCTCAATGACAGGAGCAGCGAATCTAAAATTTGTTGAAGCTCATACATTGAATATTACAGAAAAAGCAGGAGCAGATGGTGCAGTAGGAGCTACAACTTTAAATACCGCTTCTCAAAAAGCTTGTGGAGATAATAAAAATATCTTTAAAATGGCAATTATGCACTCAACAGTTGCCACTAATTTGGAGAATTTGCAAATCATAAAATACTTTACTCAAACAGATGCAAATGGAATGCAAAGAGAAGTAGGGTTAGCTACTTGGAATGGTAGAGTTGTATTCATAGATGATTCAATGCCAACAGAAGAATTTGAAGGAGAAAAATATGCAAAAGTAACAGCTTCACACCCAGAAGCATTAAAAGTAACTGCTGCTGGAACAGGTGAAAGAGAAGTAGCATTGGCAACAGTAAATGGAGCTAAATTTGACTCTAAATGGACTGCAAAAGAAGGAGATTATGCTGCACTAGTTCCATCGGGTATATCATATACCACTTATTTGTTAGGAATAGGAGCATTTGATTATGAGGATTTAGAAGTTTTACATCCTTATGAGATGGCAAGAAACCCATATAAAAATGGAGGAGAGGATACTTTAATAACTAGAAAAAGATTCTGCTATGCTCCATTTGGAATTTCATATAAAACTGCCAGCACTATATCCCCTGATGACGCAGATTTAGAAAATGGTGCTAACTGGGAATTAGTAAAATCAGAAGATAAAGAAACAATTGACCATAAAGCTATCCCGATAGCTAGAATAATTTCAAGAGGCTAATTATGGAAGATTTTAAAAGAAGGGTACTTGAAAAGTTAAAATTATTTAAAATAGATGAAGCTATTAGTGCAGAATATTTTTTACAAAAAGCCTTATCTAGTATTAATAATTTTACAAATCAATCTTATTCATTTGAGAATATTCCAGAAGGTCTAAAATTTATATTAGTAGACAAAGCAGTAGGGGAAATACTTAATTTTAAAAAGCTCAATGGAGAGCTTAAAAATTTTGATTTTTCCTCTGTTTTAAAATCTATTAAAGAAGGAGATACAACTGAAACATATTCTGATACCGTTAGAACACCAGAGGAACTTTTTGAATTTATGGTTATGAACTTATTAACTGGAAGTGATAAAGAGCTATATAGATATAGGAGATTACAATGGTAAGAAACTTAAAAAAATTATGGAGAGATACTTGTAGTATTTATAATTTTGAAAAAGTAAAGGATCTAAAAACTAAAACAACTGAGTTTAAAGAAGTTTTAGTTCAAGATAATATTCCTTGTAGAATTTCGTTTCAAAATATATCTTCTACAACAGAAACTCCTTCAATAGCTGTAACAAACCAAGTTATAAAATTATTTCTTTCAAATAAAATAGAAATAAAAGAAAATTCAAAAATAGTTGTAACTAGAAATGGGATATCTAAGACTTATAAAGCCTCAGGTATCCCCGCTATATACTCAATACATCAGGAAGTTATTTTGGTAAATGCAGATAAAGGAGCATAATATGGGTAGAGCTGTAAGAATTAATTTATCTGAGTTAGAAACTTTAAAAAATAACTTAGAAAATATTCAAAAAAATCAAGATGAGATAATGGTAAGTCTTGTAAAATCATTAGGAGCTTTATTATTAAGAAAAGTAATTTTTAGAACACCAGTTGGAGTTTATGAAAATGATTTTCAAACTTATAAGAGAGATAATAAAAAGAAAAATATAAAAGCTGGTGACATAAAATATGATAAAAATGGTAAAGCTAAAAGAAAATCTTATAAAAGTATAACAACAAAAAATGTGGCATATATTTATCGTAGAAGAGGTGGAAATTTAAGAAGAAACTGGACGATAGGAGAAGTTTTCAAAAATGGTAATATGTATTCAGTTGAAGTTATAAACTCTGCCTTTTATGCTTCATATGTTGAGTATGGCCATAGACAAACACCTGGGAGATTTGTTCCTGTGCTTGGAAAGAAATTAAAAAGTGCTTGGATTCCGGGTAGGTTTATGTTAACAATTTCAGAAAATGAAATAAAAGAAAATATGGATGCTATATTAGAAAAGAAATTAGATAGTATATTGAAGAAGGTGTTTGGTAATGCTAAGTAGAGTAGTAAGTGCTATATCTAATACTCTTGAGAAAACATTTCCAGAAGTAGAAATATATGTAAATAAGATTAAGCAAGGTTTTGAAGAGCCTTGCTTTTTTATTCAGCTATTAAATCCTAATGAAAAACAGGTATTAGGGAATAGATATAAACAAAAAATAGATTTAGATATTCAGTATTTTCCTAAGAATGAGGATGACAATTGGGAATTAATGGAAATGGCTCAAAAATTAAATAATACTTTGGAAGTTATTAAAACTGAAGAAGGGGATTTATTAAGAGGTTTAGATAGAAATTCACAGTTTATAGATGGTAATCTTCATTACTTTATAACTTTCAAACCATTTGTAAGAAAAGTAGGAGAAGAAGATCCATTTATGGAAGAATTAAAAACAGATGTTAAACCAGATAGGAGGGACTAATGGCAACTAAAACAAAAAAAGATGATGAAATTCTATATTCAAAAGAACAAATTATCGCAAGTAAAAAATATTTCAATAGAAAAGATATATTGAATGTTTTATTAAAAGATGATGAAGAATATAGTTTTTCACGGATAGATGAAATTATAGAAGAATTTATGAATAAGGAGGTTCAATAATGAATGGTGGAGGAACTTTTTTAACTCAAAATAAAGTTTTACCAGGAGCATATATAAACTTTGTTTCGGCTTCAAGAGCAACAGTAAATATATCTGATAGAGGTTTTGCTGCTATTGCTACTGAACTTGATTGGGGAGTAGATGGCGACATCTTTAAAGTTGAAAATAGTGATTTTCAAAAAGATACTATGAAAATCTTTGGATACGACTATACTGATGAAAAGATGAAACCTTTGAGAGATTTATTTATGAAAGCTAAAACTGTTTATCTTTATAGATTAAATGGTAATGGTGTAAAAGCAAGTAATGATTATGCAACTGCAAAATATAGTGGAACAAGAGGGAATGATATAACTATTATAGTTAAGACTAATATAGATGAATCTAATAAAAAAGATGTTATTACTATGTTAGGAACTAAGAAGGTTGATAGCCAAACTGTAGCCAATGCCTCTGAATTAATTGATAATGATTATGTTACATTTAAAAAAGCAGCTCAGCTTACTGATACTGCTGGAACTAAACTATCAAATGGTGCTAACTTAACTACTGTAACTGGTGCTGAACATCAAAAGTTTTTAGATTTAGCTGAATCTTATTCTTTCAATACTATTGGATGTACTTCTAAAGATGAAGTTATAAAGAAATTATATGTTCAATGGACTAAGAGAATGAGAGATGAAGTTGGTGTGAAACTTCAATGTGTTGTATATAGATATCCTGCTGATTATGAAGGAGTAATAAACTTACAAAATAAAGTTAAAGATGAAGGAACTCCAGAACAATCATTAGTTTATTGGTTAACAGGTGCTGAAGCAAGTTGTGAAGTAAATGCAACTTTAACAAATACAAAATATGATGGAGATTTTATAGTTGATACTAAGTTTACTCAATCTGAGTTAATAAATGGAATAAAAGCAGGACAATTATTATTTCATAACAATGTTGGAGAACCATATGTGTTGACTGATATAAATAGTTATACATCAATAACTATTTATAAAAATGATGATTTCCAATCAAATCAAACTATAAGAATTTTAGATCAAATAGGAAATGATATCGCTTTAATGTTTAACAGAAAACATTCTGGAAAGAGCAGAAATAATAATCCTGGAAGAGAAGGATTATGGAAAGACATAGTTGCACATCATCAAGAACTTGAAAGAATAGAAGCACTTGAAGATTTTGATCCTAAAAAAGTTAAAGTTGAGAAAGGTTTAACTAAAAAATCAGTAGTTGTTACGGATCCAGTTAATCCTGTAAATTGTATGGAAATTCTTTATATGACAGTTATTGTTCAATAGGAGGTAGATAGAGAATGGCAGATATGATAACAATGAATGCTAAAGATGCTGTATCAGGTAGCTTAGGCGAATGTTATGTTACATTAGATGGTAGAAGATATAACCTGATGACAGCAATTAAGTTTGAGGCAAGTTATGAAAAGACAAAGACAGAAGTACCTATTTTAGGTAAAGTAAGTAAAGGAAATAAAGCAGTTGGTGGGAAAGGTAGTGGAACTATGACTGTTCACTACAATGCACCAATTTTTAGGGAATTATTGGAAAAATATCAAAATACTGGTGAGGATATTTTCTTTGAAATAGAGGTATCCAATGAAGACCCTACATCAAAAGCAGGTAGACAAACAATTCTTTACCAAGGATGCAATACCGATGGTGGAATATTATCAAAATTTGATGCAGGTGCTGAGTATTTAGATGAAGAAATTAAGTTTACATTTGAAAAATTTATAATAAAAAATAAATTTAATATTTTAGATGGAATGATATAGGAGTGATGAAAAATGACAAATATGGAAGTGTTTTTAAAACAAAATGCAGTACAAAAAGAAAATAAAAAAGTAATAGTTTCTGAAAGATTTAAAGATGAAAATGGAAAAGCTGTTGAATGGATAATAAAACCTATAACAGCACAACAAGATCAAGAGTTAAGAGAAGCTAATACAGAAATAAAAGAATTAAAAGGGAAAAAAGGACAATTATTTCCTCAATTAGATTCTAGTAAGTATTCAGCTATGTTAATTTCTGCTTGTGTAGTTTATCCGGATTTACAAAATCAAGAATTACAAGATAGCTATGAAGTTAAAAATATGCCCGACTTATTGACTGCTATGTTATTACCAGGAGAGTACCAAGATTTATTTTCAGAGGTTCAAAAAATTAATGGTTTTAAAACACTTGAAGATTTAACAGAAGAAGCAAAAAACTAATAAATGGGGGCGATAGTGAAGCTAATATACTTTACTATTGTCTCCATAAGTTTCATATATTGCCTAGTAAATTTTTAGAATTATCAAAAGAAGAACAGGCATTTATAGTGGCAAGTATTCAGATAAGAATTCAGGCTGAGAAAGAAGCTAGTAAAAAATAATGGAGGTGGATTAATGTCAACAATACAAGGTTCTATAATGCTTATGGATGCAATGTCCACTCCTTTAAATAATATCGTTGGGGCTATTAATACTACTATCACTGCATTACAAAATGTTAATAATACAGATGTTAGTATAGATACAAGTAGACTAGCAGATGCGCAAAGTATAATAGTACAAGCAGGAGCTCAATTAAATGAAATAGAAAGAGATATCCAAAGAAGAATTCAAGATAATGTAGCTGAACAAAATAGATTTAACACAGCTTTAAGTCAAGGAGTTAATAAAGCTAATTCTTTGTATGGAAGAATAAAAAGTTTCATAGGAATTTATGCTGGAATACAATCATTAAAAATAAGTTTAGATACATCTGATAATATTTCACAAACTATGGCTAGATTAAATTTAATGAATGATGGAAAACAAACAACAGACCAATTACAACAAGCTATATTTCAATCTGCTCAAAATTCAAGAGCAAGTTTCTTAGATACAGCAAGTGTAGTTTCTAAATTAGGTATATTAGCACCACAAGCATTTAATAGCAATATGGAAACTGTAAAATTCTCTGAATTAATGGCTAAATCTTTTAAAGTTGGAGGGGCAACAACTTCCGAGCAAACATCAGGAATGCATCAATTAACTCAAGCTATGGCTTCTGGAAGATTACAAGGAGATGAATTTAATAGTATTATGGAAAATGCTCCTTTATTGGCACAAGCTATTAGTAAATATACTGGAAAGTCTATGGGGGATTTAAAAGATATGAGTAAAGATGGTTTAATTACCTCTGATGTAATAAAGAATGCAGTATTTGCAATGTCAGATGAAATTAATACTAAATTTAATTCAATTCCACAAACTTTTGGAGATGTAGTTAATAAAATTAAAAATAATGCTGTTAATTCTTTTATGGGAATAAGTAGTACAATGAGCGGTATTTTTAATAGTCAAAGATTTCAAGGGTTTATTGATGGAGTATCATCAGTAATAGATAAAGCCTTCACAATGATAAATTGGCTTATAAAGGGTATATCTATTGTTGGAACTGTCCTCTATGAGATATGGGGACCTATTCAACCAATTTTAGTTACAGTTTTAACCTTATTAACTGCATATAAAGTTGCTATGGGATTTATTGCAGTAAAAACAGCTATTGCTTCTGGGATAACAGCTATTTACAATGCAGCTCTATTGGCTAAACAAGTTATGCTTGGTGCAGTTGATGTAGCATTAGCTAAAACTACTGCTGCCCAATGGGGATTAAATATTGCTGTTCTAGCTTGTCCAATTACTTGGATATTAACAGGAATTGCTTTGGTTATAGCTGCTATATATTCTATAACAGCAGTAATTAATGCTATAACAGGAAAAACTTACTCTGCAACTGGATTTATAGCTGGTTGTTTTTTTGTAATGGGAGCACATATATACAATATTTTTGCTGGATTAATTAATGCCTCTCTTTATTTATTTGCAAGTATAGCTAATGTTGGAATTAGTATAGCTGAATTTTTTGCAAATGTATTTAAGCATCCAATTAAAGCTGTGGCACATTTATTTTTAGGCTTTATTAATTTCTTAATAGATAAAGTTAAATGGTTAGGTTCTATAATAGATACTATTTGTGGTACAGATACAGTAAGCAAATTAGAAAGTGTTCAAACTTCTATTGGAGATTGGGTAAATGAAAAAGTTGGTGGAAATGACATTACCCTTTCAAGAGTAGATGTCCAAAAGTATCTACTTGAAAGAAAAGATTATGGACAAGCATTTAATAATGGATATAACTTATTTGGTGGACAAGTAGGGCAAGCTGTTGATAAACCATTTCAAGACAACACTAATGGTTTATCTATGGCTAAATCTAATAATCTTTTAAAGAATATAGATAAAAATACTAAGAAAGCTGGAGATATGTTAGATTTATCACATGATGAAATTAGTTATTTGAGAGATTTAGCAGAAAGAGAAGCTATTAATAGATTTACAACAGCAGAAGTAAAAGTTGATGTTGGTGGAATAACTCAACATGTTTCTAGTGCACTTGACTTAGATGATATTGTAGACTATATGACTAATAGAATGGAAGAAAGTATAGCAATAGCAGCGGAGGGAAGTTATGAATAATTTTATGATAGATAAAGGATATATTTTTTATTTAGATGGAATATTAGTTCCTATCACTCCTTCTTCCATTACAACTAAAATTAATAATAAGAATAAGGTTGTAACACTTATTAATGATGGAGATTTTAACATTCTAAAAGAAGAAGGTTTAAAAGAATTTACCTTTGATATGTGTTTGCCTGCATATAAGTACCCTTTTGCAAGAGGGGTACTTTTACCTATCAATTATTATCTAAATATCCTAAGTTTCTTAAAAAATTCAAAGAAACCTTTTAGATTTATAGTAATTAGAGAGGGAGCAATTGGAAGTTCAGGATACAATACAACTATGTTAGTATCTCTTGAAAATTATGAAATAAAAGAAGATGCAGGAAATGGTAGAGATGTTGTTGTATCAGTAACTTTAAAAGAATACAAAAATGTTAAAAGTACTCTTTTTAAATATGTAAATTTAGGAGCAAAAGGACTTGGAGGAGCTTTATCTCTAACCACTTTTATATCTACAAAAACTAGAGATAGTTCAACAAAAAAAACTGAAAGAACCTATAAGGTTAAAGAAGGAGATACTCTTTATATTATTGCAAAAAAAGAATTAGGTGATGCGAATAAATGTAATTTTTTAAAAGAATTAAATAAATTAAGCTCCATACATGATATTAAATCTGGGCAGGTGATAAGACTTGAATAGAGATTTAGATTTAATAATAAAAACTCAAAAAGGTCCAGTTGCACCTGCCATTCTTGATGGTGCTTGTTGGGATACAGAAAGAAAAGGAACTCCTGGGAAATTTACTTTTAAATGTATTTTTGATGAACTAAATCAATTTGAAGAAGGAGATTTAGTAACAGTTAAATATAAAAATGAAGAAGTTTTTTATGGATTTGTTTTTACTATTTCAAGAGATAGAGACAAAATTTTATCAGTAACTGCTTATGACCAGTTGAGGTATTTAAAAAATAAAGATATCTATCACTATGAGAATAAAAAAGCATCGGAAGTATTGAAAATGATAGCTGATGATTTTAAATTAAATTGTGGCGAAATAGAAGATACAAAATATGTTATTCGTGAAAGGCTAGAAGATAATGTTGCTTTATTTGATGTTATTTTAACTGCTCTAAATCTAACACTACAGAATACAAAAAGACTATATGTTATTTATGATGATTTTGGAAAAATAACTTTGAAAGATGTTGAAAGTTTAAAATTGAATGAAGGTATATTTATAGATGAAACTATATCAGAAAATTTTTCTTATAGTTCAAGTATAGACAAAACCTATAACAAAATAAAACTAAGTAGGGAAAACAGAGAAAAAGGAGTAAGAGATCTATACTTTTCTCCAAACACAGAGGCTGAAATAAAAAATCATACCTATGGGAAATGGGGTATCTTACAATACTATGATACAGTGGATGAAAAAGAAAACCCACAAGTAAAAGCTGATTCACTACTAAAGCTTTATAATAGAAAATTTAAAAGTTTATCTATTAAAAATGTCTTTGGTAATGTTAAAGTTAGAGCGGGAGTAAGTATAGTTGTAAAATTAGACTTAGGAGACATTAAGGTTAGTAATTATATGCTTGTTGAAAGTGTAAAGCATACTTTTAATAAGGATGAACATTTTATGGATTTAAAATTGAGAGGAGCTGATATTGAATGATAGAAGCAATTAAAAAAATAGTTTCTAATATGTTAGACAATTCAAAACTATCTAAACTGGAATTTGGTACAGTTGAAAGTGTTTCTCCTCTTAAAATAAGGATAGACCAAAAAAAAATTATAAATGCTAGTCAGTTAATGCTTTCTCATTTAGTAAGAGATTATTATGTAGATATTACAGTTCAGCACAGTACCGATAGCATCTATGGAGATTGGGATACATCGCATAATCATCCTGGTGCTGGAAAAAATGTTATTCCAATAGACCATGAACATGAGTATAAAGGTCGTAAAAAAATCATGATGCACTATTCACTAAGAAAAGGAGAAAAAGTTGTATTAATAAGACAAAATGGAGGACAACTCTATTATATTTTAGATAGAATAGATGATCCTATTGTTGAAGGAGAGTGGATATAATGCTACCAGTTAGAAATGATAGAGTTGAAATAAAATCAGAAGTGGAAGCTATTCCAACTAAGACTTATAAAATGGCTATCTTTGGAAACAAAATTACAGGTAAAACAGATGGACAAGAAGCTATGAAACAAGCTATTTATAAAATCTTAAATACTGAGAGATATCAATATCCAATTTATAGTTGGAACTATGGGATTGAATTAAAGGATTTGTTTGGAAAATCTAAAAGTTATTGTAAAGTTGAATTAGTATCGAGAGTATCAGAGGCTTTATTGCAAGATGAAAGAATTATTGCTGTAGAGTCTTTTTTATTTGATGATACAAAGAAAAGAGAAAGCTTAGCAATGACTTTTATAGCTAAAACAATTTATGGTGATGTTGAAATAGCTAAGGAGGTGAAAGTAGCATAATGTTTGAGGACAAAACTTATGAAAATTTATTGAATGATAAATTAAGTAGAGTTCCACGGGATATCGATACTCGTGAGGGTTCAGTAGTATTTGATGCTACTGCTGGAAACTCACTTGAAGAAGCTCAAATGTATCTAACAATAGCAGAATATTATCAAGAAACATTTGGAGATACTGCTAGTAGGGAATTTTTAATAAGAAGAGCAGCAGAAAGAGGAATAAAAGCTAAATCTGCTAGTGTAGGAGTATATAAAGGTGTATTTAATATGGATATACCTATTGGAAGTAGATTTAGCTTAGATATTTACAATTATATAGTTATTAAAAAACTAACTACTGGTGCTTTTGAATATATGTTAGAATGTGAAACTTATGGAGAAGAACCAAATGGATCAGTAGGAGATTTAGTTCCAATAGATTATATTCCAGGTTTAACTTCTGCAAAAATAACAGAAATGCTCATACCTGGTGAAGATGAAGAAGAAACTGAAAGCATCAGGCAAAGGTATTTAGATAGTTTTAATCTACAAGCTTATGGTGGAAATATAAAAGATTATGAAGAAAAGACTATGGCACAAGCAGGAGTAGGGGTTGTAAAAGTAACCCCTGTTTGGAAAGGTGGCGGAACAGTAAGAGTTACTATTTTAGATAGTGAATTTAATATAGCCTCTACATCTCTAATTTCTAAAATTCAAGAAGTGCTAGACCCTACACAAGACCAAACTGGAAAAGGCTTAGCTCCTATTGGGCATATAGTTACAGTAGATACTCCAACACAAGAAAAGATTTATATTGCTACTAAACTAACTCTGAAAGACTTGTCTGTAAGTAACATAAAAGCTGATATAGATAAAATTTTAAAAAATTATCTTTTAGAATTAAGAAAGCAATTCAAAGAAACAGAAAAAATAGTTGTAAGAACATCAATAATAGAATCAAAAATTTTAGCCTTAAACTCAAATATTATTGATGTTCAAGAAACTAAAATAAATGGATATGCTCAAAATTTTACATTGGACTCTTTTAAAGTTCCTGTATGGGGAGATGGAAACTATGCCCAACTTTAAAGATGTTAATTTATATAATAATTTACCTGATTTTATGCAGGAATATAAAGAAATACAGGCTATTTTTGATATTGAAAATATTGATTTAACAAGACTTTGGAATGAAATCAGAAGAAGTTTCAATAATGGCTTTATATTTTCAACTGATGTTATTGGAATATCTAAATTTGAAAAAATGATAAAGATTTATCCAAAAGCAACTGACAGTTTAAAAGATAGACAATTAAGAGTTTATATAAAATGGAATGCTACCCTCCCATATACTTGGAGATGGTTAGAAGAATTTTTAATTACTTATTATCAAAATGTCGAAACAAAAGCTATTCCAGTCTTATTTAACAATAAATATGAATTAAATATTAGGTTGGAAAAACAAAAAGAATTTGATAATTTTGATTACAGTATATATGGAGAATTAAGACCAATTATTCCCGCTAATTTAGAACTAAAAATAATTAATGTTATTCCTGACAGTTCTGAAAAAATTAATGTGATTAGTATGGTAGTTTACAGGACCAAAAAAGTTCTAAAAGAAAATAGTATTTTATCTAACTTAATTGGTGAAAAAGTATTTAACAATAGCTTAATTTATAGATTGAAAAAGGAGATTTAAATGGCTTTTAGAGGACTTACAAAAAAAGGAGCTGACTATTTAGCAACAAGACTTGCTAATGAATTAGCAGTAGAATTTTTAAAAGTAGAGATAGGAGATGGTGCGGTATTAAGTGGACAAAATCCAAAAAATCAAACATCTCTTATTTCATATAAAAAACAAGCAAAGATATTAAAGAAAGAGCAAGAGAACAATGCAATTAACATAACTATTCAAATCACAAATGATGATATTACACAAGGTTTCTATCTAAAAGAAATAGGAATTTATGTAAATGATAGTAGCGATGGGGGTTGCTTATATTGGTACTGCAATGAGGATAATGCTCAATATATACCTGCTAAATCTGATAGTGTGATAGCTTTTGAAATAGATATTAGAATGGAAGTTACAAACTCTGATGCAACTATAATTAATTGGAGTGGGAAAAATACTTGGATTAATAAAGAGTACCTTGAAGAAAATTATACTAAGAATGGTGGGTATAACGGAACGGCACGAGAGATTGAAGATAGGGTTGTTGCCGCAGTAGGTAAAGAAGACGGGAAATTTCCATTGTCAGAAGCAGTAAAAGGGAATGTTTACTACTTTACAGGGAACAAGAAATTTTATATTTGTAAAGAAACACAAAATAGAAGAGTGAGTGTTCCAGATGGAAATTTTGAAGAACTATCAATTTGGGAAAATCGTAAGAGATTGGAAAATTTGTCAACTTTTAAAATTCAGGAACTATACTCAACACCTACTGGTGTTAAATTCACTATATTTCAGTATGGTAGTTTAATTCTTATAGCTGCATATACATATGGTACTGAAAAATTAAATTATGGAACTTCATATAAATGCAACTTACCTTATGATTGCTACAATACAGCAACAGCTATAACAGGAAATAATTCAAGTAGTGGACAATTTAGCTTGGTTAATAATGTTTTAATAGTTAATTCTACTGATAATCAAGTCCCCCTTAAAAATTCATTTATGGGACAATTAATAACTTTTTTAAAATAAATTTAACTTAATTTAACCCAAGCAGTC